GGGGCAGATGAGTTGCTCAGCAGTGAGCGCTCTTGAAACTTACGGAGGTATTACTATGTCCAGTGATTTTATTCCCCTCCTTACTGAGGACGGGAATATCATGCTTACCTACTGGCCACTCGAAGAGGTTTATCATAAAGGCCTCAAAAGGTGGTTCAAAAGGAAGCCATGGTTCTTGAAGAAGAGATATCTAGCCTGGGCCATTGCTAAGGGCCTTGTTGTACCGCCTCGTCTTCCGGATGGTGCTAAAAGCCCAAAAAGGAGAAATACGAGACGGCCTTACAACATTCGTACTTCGCATTGCCGCTACCGAGAAAAGAATCCAAACCTTGAGCCCGATTTCTTCGGGAACAAGAAACTTGGAGACTTCTCTTTTGGTATACCTATTGGAGTACTTAGACAGTATTCCAATGGTAAGGTTGTTCAGAAGACTAATGTCTTTAGAACAGGTGCTCCGGCGGGGTCACTATCTGCGGTTCGGACATGGGATTGTAAAAATCCTGGTCCGCCCTACAGATCAGGTGGTCCCTTTGCTAGTATCGCTATGTCGATACCTTCTTCAAAAGTTTGGGATGTGGGTACCGTTAGCAATCTTGGTAAACCTGGGATTTCTCCCGGGAATATCACGACGTATACCGGTGCCTTCTTTGACACTAGTCAGTGGGGTTCTGATTCTATTCAGAATTACCTCACATCTAGTGTTCCCTCTCTTACTGGATATGACACGCTTGCCTGGAATAAACTCAGGCCCCAGGTGGAAAAGGCTGGGCTGTCTCAATTTCTTTATGAATTAAGAGACTTGCCTCGTTCACTTGAAACTTCCGCCAACCTCCTCTGGAATTCCTGGAGGTCGTTTGGCGGAGGTTACTCGCGTGTTGTTATGCATCCTTCATCGGTTGCAGACAACTTCCTTAACCACGAATTTGGTTGGGTTCCGTTCCTTAATGATCTTGGTAAGCTTCATGATGTTTATATGAATGCTTCCAAGTATATTGCTGAGACGGTTCGTCTTAACAATACTTGGCAACGGAGAAGCGCGCCTCTCGAATCATCGGAAGTTGACAATCCCTTACTTTTTCTAAATGGTCCTTCAGTTGACCCTTTTGGGTTTAATCTGTTGGATCTTTGTAAGGATGTCACCTTCAACGGTATTACTGGTAAGGGATTCTCCGAGATCAGAGAACGAGTTAAAACTCGTGTCTGGGCTGAAGGTTCCTTTAAGTATTACCGGCCGGAATTTGATGATAGTCTGATGCACTTTGGTGATCAGCTCTCAAACATACGTCGTCTTATGACGATTTATGGTTTGAGGATCAATCCGACGGTGATTTGGAAGTTAACCCCTTGGTCATGGGCCGTTGACTGGTTTACTCATGTTGGTGATTTTATTCAACACCATGATGAATTTGTCAATGACGGCTTAGTGTCCAGATATCTCTACATTATGAGATCCAAGGAACGATTCGTCACGAAGACTTCGATGGCGAATTTTTATTCCGGTTCTCGCTCTACTATTTGGCAAAGATCTTTTAGCCAGAAGCAGAGAAAGGTAGCTGATAGTCCGTACGGTTTCGACCTGACGTGGAATAATTTAAGTCTACGTCAATGGGGAATCCTGGGCGCGTTGGGTTTTACCCGAACCGGCTCCGGATTTTCATCCCGTGGAGCATAGTCCGGGCGCCAACCTGAGTATCTGGCGTCTTATCCACGGGCTAACACTCCTTAACTTTCGGAGGTTAACCACATGGCATTTGCCGATCCACAATCAGTTACTATCGCCGGTAACGCAAAGTCATTGCCTCGCATTCTTAGCGAGGGTTCTCACTCAGTTTATCAAATGAGTGACCTGACTTTTTCACTCGATATTAAGCACCGCACTGTAGTCCGCGATAAAAAACGTCGCGTTGTCTCCCTTGCGGTCCTGACTCAGAGAAAAGTTGTTCCAGACCCGTTGACCTCTGTCAACGACTATGAAACACTCTCGACGTCAGGCCAGATCGATCGTCCCGAGGCCGGTTATACCGAAACCGAGACTATTGATCAATGGACGGGCTTTCACGGGTGGCTTTCTGCCGGTACGAATGCCAATTTGAAAAAACTCTATGGTCGCGAATCTTAGCAACAATACGTCTGAACGTATTGAGAAGTGTGTTCTTTCACTTCTCGACGCGTTCTGCGCTATCGACGAAAACATCGCCGCCCCTTTCGTTTCTATAAACGACGAGGGAAGCGGAATATTCTCGATCGAAGTTGTTTTGGTCCAAGACCAGAAAGTAGAGGTCATTCCATTCGATGAAGAAATTAAAGACGTTCTTCACCGTTCTTGAATCTGCCCCTGTTGTTTTGGGTGCTCTTCAGGAATCGGGCATTAACTTCGAGAAATTCTCGAAGTTTATTACTGGATCTTCTAAAGCCGCGAGTATTACTCGTGGCGTACTACGCGCTTCAAGTATCGCTGTTCGTCCAGAAAGCCTTTCAGGCTCTCTCGACGACAAGGACACTTTAGCCTTGAAGAAGGCTATCGATGCGTCTAGCACAAAGATTCCACCTGCCAGGAATGTTCGAAACAGGAAATCTTCGTGATTTCCGATTTTGGCGTAACTGATTGTAAGAAAGTGGGTCTGAAATGCCCCACTTTCCCAGGCGTGCTGTGTGGCTGGACTACCGATCCCTAGAAAGGACGGTATGAAAAGCCACGCAAGTAATTACCTGGAAGTTTTACAGGCAGTCTATATAGACGCCTGTACCAAGTGCGCTGCTGAGGTCTCAGATCGCGATCTAAAGACCATAAGATCGCGTGTCAAATCTCAGGGTGTATCGTTTTTAACGATTTCCCTACCGAATTTCTGTTCTGACTTTGAAAAAAGCCTTGATCAGGGATTCGTCGACTCAAAGAGCTTCCGATGTTTCAGGAAGTTCCGAGCAATTCCCGCATTTTTGCGAGGTATGCTCAGTCGGTTATTTGACATTGAGACAGGAAGGATTAACGATGATTATTTACTTAATTCCCCAGGTGATTTTTCTGATCTTGTTGGTTGCGTCAGGCAAATTTGCCTCACGTTCAAAAAGATTAAGATGCCCTGTACACCAAAAAGAGTGCACAAGGCCCTGGAGAGTTTCATCGAAAATGAGCGTTCTTTCAGTTCGTTCCCGTTGCCGAGAGAGGATGATGACTTCTTCAAGTCAGTATCTTCTGTGTTGTGGGACAATATCATGGGCGATTTACGCTTGGATATGTTGGTCCCTCGACACGGTCCCGGCCAGACCGCCGAACATATTTCCGGAAACGGAAAGTATGTTTGGCGTCGTTGGCACGAACGTCTCGAGCCTTATTTCCCTTTCCTTGATAACGGGTACCCCAGTAGTATCGGGGATATTTGTTACAAGTCAAAGGAGCTCGAAATGGTTACGTTCGTGCATTCGGACCAGGAGCAGCCGGTTAAGGTTACCCCTGTTCCGAAAACACTGAAAGGACCACGGATCATCGCAGTAGAACCCTGTTGTATGCAATACACACAACAGGCCATATCTAGGGTATTAGTTAATACCTTAGAGCATAGTCGGTTTACGGCTGGTCACATAAATTTTCGTGACCAATCTGTGAACCAAGTTCTTGCGCTTGATTCATCGATCGATGGTCAATTAGCAACGATTGATCTATCTGACGCGAGTGACCGGGTACCACTCGGTTACGCACTTCAGATGTTTCGTGCAAATCCTGATTTAAAGGATAGCATCGAAGCTTGTCGATCGACGAGAGCAAAAATGCCAAATGGGACAATAGTCCCCTTACGCAAATTTGCTTCCATGGGTAGCGCTCTCTGTTTCCCGGTCGAGGCTATGTATTTCTACACTATTTGTGTAGTAGCCTTGCTCCGGGTCCAGAACCTTCCTGTAAGTTACAGAAACGCATATCGCGTATCTCGTAACGTCTATGTTTATGGAGACGATATTTTAGTCCCCACTAAACATGCAGCTGCTGTTCTTGATTACCTACGTTTATACAACTGTAAGGTAAATGACCGGAAGACTTTCTTCACTGGAAAGTTTAGAGAGTCTTGTGGTGTAGACGCGTATTGTGGTAAGCAAATAACTCCTGCTTACATCAATACTGTTGTCCCTAAGAACAGGCGGCAAGCGAAGGAGCTGATTTCCTGGGTCGAGGTAGCCAATAACTTCTTTACAAGAGGTTACTTAACTACCTCCAACCTCCTCTTCCGTAAGGTTGAGAAGATATTAGGGTCATTACCCTGGGTATCTAGGTTCAGTCCCGCGCTTGGGCGTCACCATGCCTGGAGTTCTTCCCCACCAAAGAGGTGGAATAGAAGATACCATAGATTAGAAATACTTCTATGGGTCCGGGTTCCTATCCATCGCACTGATGTGGTAGGAGGTTACGCTGCTCTCCAAAAGTGCCTCATGAAGTTGGAAGGTCTCATCGACCTTTCTGCTCCTCGTGATAAGCATCATTTGGTGAGAACCGCACTCTACGGCGGAGTCGCCATAAAGCGCCGATGGGTTCCTGCCACCTCGGCAGGCCAGCTACTAGCTGAATGCTAGTAGCTCTGGGGGGAAACCCAATTCAGGGGAGCTCGACTAAGCAATGGTTACAACCCTGCTCCTGAGACCCCTTACGGGGCTGCCGTAATTGGCAGAGGAGTGTAGGGTTGAGCCTACACTTATATGTGTAGGTTTGCTTGTTGGTCCCTCTGGGCTTGGGCAGTGC